GCTCGGCAATGTCCGTATCCCATGCCTCGCCGGTTTCCTCCGGCCAGGCCAGCATCCCGACGTGCGCATCGGTCAGCGCGTACAGGGTGCAGTAGTCGTCCATGGTGCCCGTGGGCGCGGCAACCGCCGTCGCTTTCGGCAAGTCGCCCATAGCGTCGCGGATCAGGTCAGCGAACGTCTGCGCCTCGTCAACCGACCGATCGTTCTTCCAGAAAACGCTGTTCCAGTTGCCGGTATCAGGATCTTGTATCCGGCGCCATCCGTGCGCGGCCGACTCCATGGAAAGGCCTGTCTGATCAACGGCGTCACGAACGCCGGGGTCGGCATTAATGTAGCGCTCGGACGCTTTTAATGATTCGCGCACCGAGGTTTCGGTTATGTGGAACTTGCGCGCCACGGCGCATTTATTGCCCAGCCGCTCATACGCGTCGCGTATCTGTCGCTGGCGTTCGGTGATTGGCATTATCGGCCCTTTTTCTCGCCGATGTGTTCCCACGCTGCCGTTCCGATGTACGCGCCAATGTTGCCCATCAGCATGGTATAGACCGGCCAGGCGATACTGGCGAGCGTTGCTGAAACGTCCGGCTCAATGATTGCGGCCAGCCCGGCCGCGATAGGATAGACCAGCCCAGCGGTGAGCGACGTAAGCGCAATGCGCCTGCGCCAGCGCCAGCGCTGATCGCTTACTTCGAGGTTTTGATCGCTTCCCAAACTGCCCATGCGATGCCTCCGATCAATGCACTGATCGCCGAACGAGTGACCCACCGGCTGGCCTGTTCACTACCAACGCGAAACCGGCGCAGATAGGCTAGATCCTGCTGCGTTTCGCGCCAGTCATGATCGTCAATGCCAAGGCGCTGCAACGTGTCCGTCACTGCCTGCTCCGCGGCTTCGCGGGCGATCTTATGGGTGCGCTCATCTTCGGTCACGGGTACTCCGGCGTCCATGTGTGAATGTCGATCATGCCGTTGTCCTCGCATTTCGCGAGTAACTCATCCATCGCCGTGCGGCTATCCCACACCGCGAGTTCGCCTCGATCCGACCACCACCCGTAGTCCAACCCCGGCCCGATGCAGCCATCCAGATCGGCGGGCGAGTTGGCGACGTGGAAAAGTATCTCCGAGCGCCCCGGAACGTCGCGCAGCCATAGCGTCTCGCCAAAGCGCGGCGAGTCATGCCGCTGGTAATTGTAACGCCCTGGCGGGATGCACGACTCGTTGCGCTCATTGCCACGCCACGGCAGCTCAACGGTGTAGAGCTCCACGCCGCCAACCTGCAACCGGCCAAGGGCGCCGAACCGCGTATGGGCGAAACGGCGCAAGATCATCAGAAGCGCTCCTCGCCAATGATCGTGCCCTTGACAGCGTAGGTCACGTTGCGCAGGCCGTTGATGGCGAAGCCGGCGCTTCCGCGTGCATAGGAAAAACTTTTCGCGTCTCTTCCATAATTATTGTTTGTAGTATCGGCAAAACTTTCACCAAAAATGATAAAACGACCGTCACCGCCTGGTTCACCACCGTCTTGAACCGTGTTACTTATCCGAGCTTCTGCAATAAATATGCCTCTTTGAACTTTTCGGTTAACGCTCTCTGAATTGCCCAGTCCTGGCTCACTCTCTGTGGCGTTCGAGCCTTCAATAATTTTTTCTGATTCGTATGGATCAGGGTCATTAGGGTTCGTGAACGTATTTTTGGAATAATTTATATGCCCGCCAGAACCAAATGGTTCGCCACCTGATCCGCCTTGAACAAGTGCCGCGAAAACCAAATCGCTTGAAAACGGCCCTCGAGCCACTCCATATCCGGCAAACCCAGAACTTGCTCCGCCACCACTTTGAATGAGGCCATTGTTCTTTATAATCAGTCCGTCACTGGCGCGAATAGCTACCCCGCCCGCCGGGCCGCCATTACCAGATGCGTTCTCAGATGTAGTTACTGTCCAATCACTAACGAAACCAACGTCAAAATTAAATCCGGCAGTAATATCAATGTTCATGTCCAAGGCAGACCCACCTCTGCCAGATACAACAGCCCCCTCTGAAACTTCCAAAACCAAATTGACTCCATTGGCGAAGCGGCCAGTGTCAAAGGCGGGCGTTACGCTTGTGTCCGAACACACAAACACCCCTGGGCTGACAATACAACGAACCGTGTCACCAGCCTGCGCGGGCTGGAACAGATTGTCGTGCGCATCGCGCAGATTGAAGTTGTTCGTGTCAGATCCAATAACGATCGTCCGCTCCTCGGTCGCGGCGTCCGGCGGCGCGATATAGAGCTGTTCTTCGGCGTCAACCGCGAGGATGTCCTCTTTTTCCTCAATGCCGAGGATGCGAATGATGATGTCCTCGGGCTGGCCAAACCGATTCTGGATCTGCTCGGTGCGCATGAATCGCGTTTCTCCGAGCTTGATCTGGTCGATGTCGTTGCGCGAGACGTTGAATTTTATATCGCGCGGCGTGTCCTGAAACCGCGCGAGCAGCCGCGAGTTAAGATCCTGCGCCACGGACAATCCGAACTGCGGAATCCAGCGCGAGAATATTTTGCGGATCTTCGGCTGCGCGTACCGCTCAACATCCTCAGCGCTCGATTCCACGTCGATTGCAACCTGCCGATAGTTGGCATCCTCGTCCAGATCAACCACCGGGTCGATCTGACCGAACGCCGTCCACACCCGACTGATCCGTTTATTCTGCGCGTCTTTTACCCGCACGCTATCGGCCACGATCATGTCGTCGGTGATCGTGCCAACCGACTCGTCCGGAGGCTGCACCGGAACCATCAGGATCTTTTGCTCCAGATCATCCCATGCAATGCCAAAGCCAGCCTGTTCTGCCAGCTCGCCGATGAGATCCTTGACGCTGGTTGGCTTGGCAATGTCGGCGGTGTAGACGTTCGGGACGATTGACATGGCATCATCCCATTCCGCTTTTGGAATAGCGCTCGCCGGGACGGGGGAGAAGTTGGTGAGCAGATCGTAAACAATGTCGGCCGGCGGAACACCGTCAACCACTTTCGCAAACTGGAACGTATCATTGGCGTCGTGCGATTCCACCGTGCCGTTCAACCCTCGCTCGGTGAGGGTGATCTGATCGCCCGAACGGGTAAAAGAGACGTATTCCTTTCCGATGCTGGCGCGGCCGCTGGTCGGATATTCCTCATCACCGATGCCGCCGGGCTGGAGAAACAACGTCGTGTCAGTTTCCGACAGATCCGACGCGAGCTGCCCACCGGAAGCGATTGGGCATTGCGCCCGGTCATCGTCGGCCAGTTTCAGCGGATCCTTGCCGATAACTTTCGGGCTGGAGTTGAAGCCCTCCATTGTCTCAATGACGTACTTTCGCGTTCGGATGTCGTCACCAATGCCCGTGCGAACGATCAGATCGCGGCCGTTGTAGAACTGATTGCGCGCGCGAAACTTCGGCCAGAACGTCCCGGTTTCAATCGGCTCATACGCCGGCTGCCCGGCGGTGAAGTCGGCGCGCTCCAGGTGATACTTGTCGACCAGCGAATCATCCCACGCGTGATCCTTGAACGTGGCGGTCACTTTGCCGCGCTCGCCAAGCGGTGATTCCTTGCCGGTGAACCCGGCGAGCCGACTAGCATGGATGGTTAGCTGGGTAAGCGACGGGATCTTGTTTGCCTCGACGCCATCCTCGGGCCGCACGAACGTGAGCGGTTTTGGCATCGGGTCATAGCTGTCTGGAACCGGGCATGTCGCGAGCGTGTTATAGCACTTGGCGTTGCTGTCCTGACCGAGTACCGCTGGACAAGCGCCGACGCCGTATTCCAACTGGCAGAAGTCGAAATACAAATCGAGCTCGCGGGTGATGTCATAATCGCCGTCAGTCGCCATAGGCTGTCATGCTCATGCTCACTTCGATCAGATCCCTTATCCCCATATATGATGGCCGAATTTCATCCGAAGTCCAAGCATAAACAACGTCATCGGGATGTTCGTCGGGATTCCATGCGAAGAAAAACGGGCGCGTCGTGGCATGTTCAACGAACGGATCGAAACTCTCGCGATAAAATTCGTCGCTCAAATGCTGCCAGCTGGCGCTGGTTTCAAAGCCGCGTCGCCGGCGCGTCATGGATAGATACTCGCCCGATTCGCTCTGGCGCGGCCGGGTGACGGTTGTTCGCGCAAGCCGCACCGGCGTATGCCCCGAAAAGAAAGGGCGCTCCATGACCAGCAAGTTGCCAGCGTAGAGCACGCCGATCTCCGGCGTTACGCCATTGACCGTGAGCTTGATACTGGTCGCGGTGCGCGCCTCAAACAGCACCATGATGGCCTGCGTCCCGGTAGGCGAAAATGACGCGGTTGCCTGACCGTTTACCTCAATGGACACGTCGGCGCCGCGCAGGTTATGCGCTGCAATGCCGACGTAATTAACAGTCTGCGATGAGAAGTTGGCGGTCACGCTTTCGTTCGTATCGCCAGTCGCGCGCCATCGGCGAACGGTCATGGCGTTGCCCAGCGCTTCGGGCGGGAAGTCCGCCTCGGAGCTGCTGGCTGACCAGCTGGCACTGCGCAGCGCGTTATCGTACCCGATCCGCGCATGGTTGGGCGGCGTTTCAAACTGCCCCGACCGGGCGTTGCCTGCGATAATCACCGACATTGCTTAAACCACCCTGATTCTGGTGCGACCATCTTCGGAAGCCTCCTCGATATTTTCGAGCAGTTCGCGCATTGTCTCGCCCGTGAACAGATCGCCGCTCTGCAAACCGCGCACCGTGAACGTCTGATCGCTGCCCTGCTGCGTGGGCGGCGCCGGGGCGTTTTGTGCTGCGGATGTTGCGGCGCTAGTGCCGACCGAACCACCGCCAGCGGATCCACCGCTACTGAACGATTGCGACTTGATCTGCGAAACCTGCGCCATGCCGGCGGCCAGGTGAGCCGCGGCCATTGCCCCGGCGAGCGGCATGGGATAAGCCGACAGCGACTTGGTTACACCCTGATAGGTGTTGACCACCGCGTTGGCGATACCAGCCGCCTTGTTAATAGCAAACATCGCTTTGTTTTCTCGCGCGACGCTGGCCGTCATGTTCTGCAACGAATTTGCAACTTGGCCAACCTGCGCGTCCATGCTTTTGCGGTTGAACTTCTCGCGATCCGACAAACCATCGTTCGCGATCTTAGTCAGTTCGGCCTGGTGCTGGCGCTCGGCTTCCTCTTTTAACTTGCGATATTCTTGTTCAGTGACCAGCTCGCTGTTGCGTGCCTCAGTCAACCATTCCATGCGGCGCTGGTGCGCCATGACTTCGGCCTCTTTTTCCGAGGCCAGATAATCGCGCAGGCGAGCAAGATTGTCCTGTCGCCGTTCGGCTTCGCGCTCTCTTTCCTGTTCGCTCAGCTCGCCGGACTGCGCGGCTAGTGCGCGCTGGTTCGCGAGCACGGCTTCACGCTCCGCCTCCCGGTCGGCAGCCATTGATTCAGCGGCTGCGCGGGACTTTTCGCGGGTGATCCGCACCCATTCATCTAGCACTTCGGACGGCAATGGCTCGCGAAGCGCTGCGCGGATCTGATCCTGATTATCGCGAATGGAATTGCGCAAGCCAGCGATCTGCTGTTCGGCCTGGCCGACAATGCTCGGCATTTCCAGCGTGTCAAACTCAATGCCAGGGATGTTGTTGGCCGCCTCGATCAGCTTGTTGATCCCGTTAACCGGGCCAGTCATGATCGAATTGAACGCTTTAAGCGCCATGATCTGAATGCCGGCGTCGAGATTCGCGACGGATTCACGAACAACGACAAATGCGACTTTCAGCCGATGGACAAAATCCATCATCATGCCAAGGCCGTTGATCCCATTGTCGACTAGGTTGGCGATGATGTTTTCAAAGCCACCCGTCTCTTCGGCCGCATCGCCGAGCAGTCTGGCAACGCCCTGAATGATCGGCGAAAGCTCAACGGCAAGGCGTGTTGAAACTGCGTCGACGATGTTGCCCATCTGCCGCATCGCAATCTGGGCCTGCTCAACCTGCGAGCTTTCGATGTTTGACAGCACCAGACCCATGCGGTCAGCGCGTTCAGTAAAGCGATCCAGCGCACCCTCGCCTTGCATCAGCATAGGGAGCAGCTTGCGGCCGATGTCGTCGCCGAAAATGCGCACGGCAGCGGCGACCCGCTTTTGTGGATCCTCAACGTCGGAAATGGATGAGGCGAAACTGCGGAACAACTCGACGGGGCGCTTGCCGCGCAAGTCGTCGATGTTCATGCCCACCAGCTCGAAGTCGTCAGCCATTGACTGCATGCCGCTGGCCGCGTCCTGCGCCCGATCGGACAGCGTGTTAATCGCGTCCGACACGTCATCAGTTTGCAAACCGTAGGCGGCAAACGCCGTGGTCAGACCCGCGACTTGTCGGTTGGTGGTGCTGAGTGTCCGGGCGAGTCTGTCCTGGGCGGCAACGGCGTCCAGGCCGCGCTTAGTCAAACCGGCGGCAATAGCTGCACCGGCCGCAGTCGCCGCCGTGCCCAGCTGCGCCATGCGGCGGGTGACTTTGCCAGCCGCGCCGCCGAGTTTGGTGATAACGCCTTCGGCTTGCTTGCCGCCACGCCGCAACCCGCCGGTGTCGCTGCCAATTCGTATTAGGAGTCTGCCGACTGCTGACATATTACCGCCGCCTCATCAAGTCGCGCCACAATTCATGGACGCCATCCTCAGTCATTCCGCCCGCATAGTCCGTTTGCTCATCGCGGGGGCGCTGCATGTCATATAGCAGATAAAACTCCTGCAATGTCATGCCCCAAAACTCGCTCGGGGCAATGCCCATGTGGCCGACTGCGATCTGGTAGTGCTGGCCCCAATCTATATCGGGGATCTGGTCGTCGGTGAAAGTCTCTGCCGGCTCAGACGAATCTACTGCTCGCCCGAGCCGGAGCTTTTTCCCGGCACGAACGCCGACACCGCCACGCTTGCAAGCGACTGCATCTGGCTCGGGTCAAGATCCGTCACCATCGCCGCATAAACGTCATCAGCAGACACCGGCTTGCCAGCCTGCGTCAGCAGGAACGCAATGACATACGCAATGTGCGAAATGGGCGGCTGACCCTCTTCCAGCCGAGCGGCAAGACCCGCGATGGAGACGTTCTGCTCTAGCTTCTGAACCATGCGGTACGTCGGCGTCACTTCCCATTCCTTGCCGTCCCACTCAATCGTGACGGGTTCATAAATCGCTGCCATCTTGCAAGCCCCTTATTTTATACGCCGGCGGTGTAGGTATAACTGCCGGTGCTATGAATCTCAGCGGTGAATGTGATCGCGGCGTTGTACTCCGCACCGATCTCCAGGTTGTTCAACCGAAAGTCTCCGGTGATAGTCGCGCCGCTCGGGAACTCAATCGTATAGGTGTCGATCAGCGTGGTGGCATTGGCCGCCGCTTCAATCAGATCATCGTTATCGGTGAGCCCTTCCACGCTCAGATCAACCTGGCTCTGCCCTGCCTCTTCCAGCAGCGTGCGAAACCCCGACGAATCATCGGTGGTCACGTCAATGGCCTCGTTGTTGATCGTGATCGTTTTCGTGCGAACCGATGCGATATTGGTGCCGTCTTTCGAGATCAGCAGCTTGCGCCCTACATTCTTAGCCATCTTCGGCCTCCAGTGTAATGGTGATGCGTTGCACGCCATGCCGGGTTAGCCCGTCCGGGTCTAACTCGGTGTCGGCATACGTTTGGAAAACATCAATCACGCTCGCGCCTGCGACAGTCAACTGGTCGGTGCGATGGAGCGCATTGTAAATAGCGTCTTGGATCTGCTTGGCTTCAAACCGTCCCCGGTATTCGCTCCAGACATGAAGCGTCGCCTCGGCATCCAAGCCGCGACTGTCATCCGTGTCCCAATCATTCACGATTGTGTCGCCGATAGCAACATACGGCGTCATCGCATCATGAGGAACGTGGTCATAAATGCCAGGCGAATCAGCCAGCAGATCAGTCAGCGCCGTGTCAGCGGCGAGCAGGCTATACAATCCGGACTGCAACGCGGCGATCATGTCGGAACTCCGGTGCTCGCGACAATTTCCAGCCGGCGCCGCAGCTTGTCCGGGTCATACACCGCTTCAATCAGATACGGAACGCCCTGGTAGTACAGCCGCTTTTTCTCTGCCACGTCGGCATTATACCGCACCGTGATCTCATGGCTGATTGGTGATTCCAGCCGCATCGACTCCAACTGCTCGCGCCCGGAGCTCGCGCGTATGTTGCACCAGATATATCGCTCAGTCACCCATTCCAGCGCATAGCCGCCAGCGCCGTCAGGCGTTTCCTGCTCGGATTGCAGCTCGGCGCGATTCCGTAGCGTGCCGGGGTTCATCGTGCGCCTCGCTGTTTCTTAGCGCGCTTGACCATTTCCTTGCGGAAGTTGCCCCACCATTCAGTCTCAAAAGCCGCTGCGGCCTTGTTGCGCCACTCTGCCAACGTCGGCTGAATGAATGGTTGGGCCTTCATTTTGGTGGTGCCAAACTCAATGAAATGCCAATACCAGCCGTCGCGGCGCGCTTCGGTGCCGGTGGTGACATTCACCTCGGCGTTCGCCTTGTCGCGCCCGCCCTTGCTGCGCCGGCTGCGGATCGCCTTTTTCAGCGTTCCGCTATCGCGTGGGGCATTGTCACGGGCCGTGTCACGCACTTGACGTGCGACGGCGACCACCGCGCGCCGGGCAATGTTGCGCGCCTCGCGCGGCATTAGGTCTTTCATCGTATTGCGGACGAACTTGGCGCCCTCAATCTCGACGCCCCATCCCTTAGCCAATGCCCGGCACCCTGTACTTGCTCAGAATAGACTCAATGGTGAAGTCGACCGACGAGCTAATCGTGCCCGACAGCACCGGAGAACGCATTTCATAATAGTGCGAAACCATAAACAGCACCAGCTGGCGCAAGTCCGCCGGCAGCGGGTCAAAACCGACCGTGAATTGTACGGTCACGGCGTTCGGCTCCAACGCCCGCGTGGTCGGCCAGGTAACGTCATAGCCCGGCAAAATACGCGCCGGGTTGCTGACCGTATCGACTCGGTACTTATCGCCCGCCAGCGTTTGCTCCTGCCCGCCATCATCAATGTAACGAATTTCATCAACGGACTGGAGCGGATAAAGGGGCGGATAAATCCATGCCGGGAAATGGTCTAGGTAGTATTCCCAAACCTGCGAGCCCAGCACGAACCCACCGCCGTATGGCCCTTCAAGATAAGCAATGGCGGCGTCAACGTAGGACTGAATGAGCGAATCCTCGTCGTTGGTTTCCACGCGCATGTGATCTTTCACAGTTGCGAGATCAACCGGCGAGGCGGTAACGCCCTCAATCTGTTTAAGCCGCCAATCGTTCATCTATCGGGCCTCAACGTCGTCGTCATTCTGGACAGCTTTCTTTCGCCGTCCGGCCGGCTTGGCGGCGACCGGGCGGGCCTTGCCCGCGTCGATCAACCGCCGCGCCTCCTGATCGGGCACTTCGGCCCGATCCCCGACGTTATGAGTCGTCGCCCCGCTGCGCGGGACTAGGAACTCAATTTCCATCAGGCCATCACCAGATGCTTGACGGCCGAGGTGTCGATCAGCTCGCCGTCCATCCGAGCGAACCCAACGAAACCAACCTGGTGGTAGTCAGCATACCGCTCGACCAGGCGCCGCACGGCGAACTGGCGAACCATGCGCATAACGTACCGCTCCATGGCGCCATAGATGATGGGTTTGGTGCCGGTAGCAATGTCGGCCATGTCCTGGTTGACGAAGTAATTCACGCCAAGCAGCTGCCCCGGCTCGCCGGTGCGCAGATCAGGAGCCTGCCACAGATAATTGCCATCGCCATCCTTGAGCTTGCGGATGGCCTTCAACGTATCATCGTTGAACATCCAACCAGCAGAACCCATCGCCCGGTAAGCCGGATCCACGCCGTGGAACAGATCGAGAATCTCGTCCGCATCAAGCGTAGTCGCCGACTGCGAGGTAGCTCCCAGCGTCGAAGCGGTCACAATGCCGTTCGGCTGATCAGATCCGGTGCCCACGGTGAGGTGCTCATTGCCGATGCGACCGATGCGCTCTGCCATCGCCTCGCGGACAATCTGCTCAACGTCAAGCGCCGAGTCCTGCAACAGTTCCTCGGAAACCTGGAAGATGCCGGACGTGTACTTGTACGCGTCAAGCGTTTTCTGGCCGAACGTCAGATTGCTCGTGCTGTCCTGCACGTTCTCGCCGAGCAGCGAGCCCTTGTTGCTGGTGTCATCCAGCGTCGGCCATTCAAGCGTGGCGCCGGTGGCGGTCTGGATCTGCCGAACGGTGCCGGCATCCATCATCGGGCCGTAGGCTTTCATCGCCTCCATGAGCTCGTCGAAGAATTCACGCGCAACGGTGAATCCGCCAGCGGCCCCACCGTCGGTTGCCTGAGCGCGCAGCTCGCGATCTTCCTCGGGGGTCAGGCCATCGCGACCGCGGGCAAGATAATCCTTGAACACGTCGCGATAGGCGCGAGCATCGGCGTCCGCCTTCGATTCGCCACCGGGGTGATCCGGCGCGCGGGAATCGTGAACACCCTGAATACGCTCCTCGGCCTTGGCCAGCTTGTGCATGCGCTCGGCACGCTTCTCGGCAGCTTCCGCCTCAGCCATGTGGTTATCGTGCTGCTGCTCAAGCTCTTTTGCTCGCGATTCGGTCACGTCGTCAGTGATCTGCTCAAGCGCCTCGCGGGCCTGGGCAATATGCGTCTGCTGCTTTTCGCGCAGATCCATGATATCCTCGGTCGCCATAGTCTTTTTCCTCAGTAGCGATTAATGTTGGCCGGCCAAGCCGCCATGATGCAACTTGTCATCGTCAAGGTTGCTCTTTCTGACTTGTCAAGTCAAGTGTTCGACACTTCCCATGCGAGAAGCCTATAAGCCAAATCGTAAGGCTGCCCGGCGTTGATTCGGGTTATCCGTAAAAGCGTTGATTCGGTCAGGACGTGGACTGATTCCTCTCCGCCGGATGTTGGCGCAGCGCGGGCGGCACCGATAGACGTGCCCGAATCAATAAAATCCTCAAACCGCAAAACATGCGTGTCGGTATTAGCGGGAGTGACATCCAGCGACACCGTGGACTGCATTGCGCTGGGATCGGCCGATTCGCACAAGCATGCCTTGACCGCATCTGTCCCGCCGGAAAACCCATCCGGTGCGCGAAATGTGTCCAGATCATATTGGTTTTCAGTCAGCTTGATAAAATCATCAATCACGATCAGCGCTTTGCCAGACGGGACGTCCACACCAATCCAATACACGTCTTGATCGACTGCGCGGCGACGAGCGCTAAACCGTACAGCGTCACCCTCAACCACCCGGCGCGTAATGCTATTCGCCTCGCGGAATCGCTCGATGTCTGCAATGTTAACGCCCTGACCATCCTCGGCGATGATCCGCCCATTGCGCGGGCGCATGGTCTGGAGTAGCGAAAGAAAACTACGCATCGTGAATGCCTTCCATGATGGCGTATAGGCCGCGGAATACCTGGCGGGCCTCTTCGGCCAGATCAACCCGATCGCGCAGCGGCTTCCATTTTTGAATTAGCGCTTTGCGGTCAGCGATCTGCAAATGCTTGGTAGGCAGACGGTCGCCGATGCGCTTGCGCATAACCTGCCCGCCCATCAAATGCGCACCGACCAGAACGTACTGGGCGGCAACCCGCAGATCCGCGTCAGCCCGCAATGCCGCTGCCAGCTGATCGGCCGCGGTGTTACCACAAGGCTCGGCATCGGTATCGGCCAAGTCCTGTGCCAGTTCGTCAGCGCAGCGCATGGGCTCTGGCGCGTCGGGGTCAATCGCCTGGTGCGCCGCTTCCAATGCTGCCAGCCAATCCGCCCACCATTGCGCGCTGATGTCGCCGCGGGACATGGCCGCACCGACTGGATGATCTTCGCAGACATGGTGCAAGTCGCGTGTCAGCGAAAAAAGCGTCATGTCCGCATACGCCTTGCTTTTCGCCTTGCGGTTTAGCAGCTGCGGGTATGGCATCAGGCCAGCTCGCCCGCTTCCATTTCGGCAAGCGCATCGGGAACAGGCAATTCCAAGCGGGCTGCAATCTTGTCCGGCGCGGCGGAAATCGTGTAGTCAATCGCGTCCCGTGCGCGGGTTGCTGCGGTCAGGTCAGCATCAGGCGCGAAGTCCGGGGCGGTCAGCGTGCCGTTCAACTTGGCAAGCCAGTCATCGGATACCCGCGTTGATCGGATGCAGTAGCGCTCCTGCACAGGATCGTCGGTTTCTTCACCAACCATGCGCTCGAAGTTGAAGTCACGGAAGCTGTTCACGTCCGCCGGGGACTGGCCCATCACAAGGAATAACTGGTTCGCGTCATCCATTAGCGCTTCGGGCACTGCAATCACAAGTGTTTTCATCGTTGTCTCCTTAATATCCATTCAAATTCACCGTCCATCCACGGGCTCGCAGATCATCGGCTGCGCTCTGGCCTGTTGCGGATGGCGTTGCGTTGGTGCCGCCTTGAATTCCGAGATTGCCATTGTCGAGGTTGTTTGCATTGGCCGATGCCAGCACCGACACAAGAATGTTATCCACGCCGGTCTGGTCGAGGTCGTTGTCCAAGAACGCTTCCTCATAATCCGTGCAAGCAGTTTGCGTATCGAAAAGATTGGCCGGTGCTGTGGTGAGGTTGTTGAATTGGAATATCTCTTTAAAACTCGTCACGTTCACCGTGTTGTTGAACAATCCAGCCGGGATGGATGTGAGGTTGTTGGATTGGAATACCCTGTCAAAACTTGTCACGTTCGGTGTGTTGTCGAACAAGCCATCCGGGATGGATGTGAGGTCGTTTTCGCGGAATGTATTGCTAAAATTCGTCACGTTCGGCGTGTTGTCGAACAGTCCAACCGGGATGGACGTGAGGTTGTTGCTGAAGAATGTCAGCCCAAAATTCGTCACGTTCGGCGTGTTGTCGAACAGTCCAACCGGGATGGATGTGAGGTTGTTGTCGCGGAATGTACGGTCAAAATTCGTCACGTTCGGCGTGTTGTCGAACAGTCCATCCGGAATGGACGTGAGGTTATTAAATTGGAATGTCCGGTAAAAAGTCGTCACGTTGGGCGTGTTGTCGAACAGTCCAGCCGGGATTGATGTGAGGTTGTTTTCGCGGAATACTGCGACAAAATTCGTCACGTTCGGCGTGTTGTCGAACAGTCCAGCCGGGATGGATGTGAGGTTGTTGCTTACGAATGTAGCGCCAAAATCCGTCACATTCGGCGTGTTGTCGAACAGTCCGGCCGGGATGGATGTGAGGTTGTTGCTTTTGAATGTATCGCGAAAAGTCGTCACGTTCGGCGTGTTGTCGAACAACCCAGCCGGGATGGATGTGAGGTTGTTGCTGAGGAATGTCTCGTTAAAATTCGTCACGTTCGGCGTGTTGTCGAACAGTCCAGCCGGGATGGATGTCAAGTCGTTGTCGCGGAATGTCCCGCGAAAACTCGTCACGTTCGGCGTGTTGTCGAACAGTCCAGCCGGGATGGATGTGAGGTTGTTGAAGAGGAATGCTCGGAAAAAATCCGTCACGTCTACAGCCGTGTCAAAAAAACTGCCGTTTAACCATTCCTCGGCAGCGGAGTTGCGAAACGCGCTTTCCATATCTGTCACACCGGCGAAGTCGAAACTCGGCATGGAGCGAATTTCAGTGCGGTCGCGGAACGCATACGTCCAGTCAGTGCCGAAGTTCGGCTCGGTCACGCGGTCGCGCTGCTTGCCAAGTTCCGCGATCAACTCAGTCGCCTCGCCGCTAGTCAGGAAGCGGTCAAGCAAGATAATCTCTTCAATGTCCCAAATATTATAGCGACCGAACTCATAGGTGCCTGCGGGAATTTCGACGCCGAGGATATAAATGCCGTTGCTCGTCGCATGGACCATTGATCCCGTGACTGTCTCGGGAAAGTCCACCTTGAGCTGCTGGCCCAAACCGTCAAAACTGATTGCGTCCACTGTCTTTTCCTCTCCGGCCACGGTGCGAGTAACCTCAATCCAAGTCGGCCTATCAACCGTCACATCCTGATAC